CATTAAACCTGTTGCTGCTGATAATTCTTCTATACTGATTCCTAAGCTTGCAGCAGGAGCAGCGGCATACTTAAAGGCATAACTCATATCACTTACACCAGCTGCGGTTTTATTGGCTGCCATCGCTAAAATATCAGCAACTTTTCCAGAATCCTCAGCTTTTAACTGGAATCCATTTAAAGCAGCAGCAACGGTATTGGCAGTTAACGCTAAATCCTCACCTGATGCCTCAGCTGCAGCGATCACGCCCGGCATAGCCGCAATAACCTGGTTCGCGTCAAAACCTTTTGCGGCCATATCCGTCATGGCAATTGCTACTTCGCTACTTGATAATGATGTACTAGCACCTAAATCTAATGCAGCTTTAGTCATCAAGTCTAACTCCGTTGCACTTGCCCCAGCGATAGCTCCTGCCTTCCTCATTGCACTATCGAAGTCAGCTGTCATCTTAATGGCTCCAACAAAGGGAGTGGTAATACCTGCAGTAATAGCAGCTCCTGCCACAGCTGTCTTTTTACCAAAATCACTGATTTTCTCTCCGACAGCTTTTGTCTTTTCAGATAGGTTATTAAGTGTTTCGTTCGCACTCTGAAAAGCACGAGTAAAACCACTGGCATCACCGGTTATCTTAGCACTTAACGTATAATCTGCCATCTAATTACCTCCCTTCTCAGGAGATTTCACTCGATTTGCTTTGAATATTTTTTCTACCCATGACTTTCCTTTTTTCTCTTCCATGCCTAGGATATTTTTAACCGCATTTTCGTTATAATCCTTATCAACTTTGTGTGCCTTTTTAGGGAATAAATCAATAAACTTCTTGCCCTTTTTACGGTTTATATTTGCTTCTGCATTAAGCACTGCATTACGTAGCCATGTAGTATTGTGTAAAAACTTATTCTCATGTTCTTTACGAATAAACATCTTTTCTTTTTCCGTTAACATCCTGTATTCGAATGGAGATAGACCAATTTGAACAACAAAAAAAGCCAAGTCCATTTCATCTCTGAAAGACTTAGCTAATTCTGCTTTTTTCATATCTGCAGGGGTTGGATTATAATCGTTAGGCAAATCACTTTCGATTAGCTCTAACGGAACATAAACCCCAAATCATCCTGAAGTTTTTCCACAATGGCCATATTTACGGTAATAAGCCCATTCTCATCGACTATCTTATCAAACATTTCAACTGCTTTACTTTGTTTAACAACCTCATTAGTTGATTCTTCTACCAAAGCAAGTGAAAAAAGAGACTCTAACGTGGCGTAAGGCATGATTCCATTATTCTTTGTTACCTCACCCACAATACTTGTTTTTGTAACTAATTCAATCGTTTTTAATTTTTGCTTATTATATTTTAAAGTGTATACTACGTCGTTAACTGTAAACATTTAATTTCCTCCCTTATTTATGCTTCTGGTGTTGCATTATCTTCATCTTCTAAATCAACTAGTGCTCCCGTTCCTTGTAGCGAGATGGTGTAAGTAACAGCATCATCGTATGGTGCTTCAATTGGGTAGGATGTTAGTAAGGCTAAACCGCCAAACATATCCGTTTGTGTTTTTTGATTCGTAACCTTAATTAGAAATGGATCGTCACTTTCAAAAAGGGCTTTCAGTTTTTTATGTGATTCATGATCTCGAACATATACACCATCGTTATCTACGGACCATTCTTTCAATCCGACAATGAATTGTTTCCAGCCGTCCGAATCCTTCGATGTGACCTCAATTGTATCTTTATCACGGTTAATCGTAAGACCTTGCTGGCCTGCTATTGCTAATAATACGCTACCTGTTGTATCCCAAATAGACAACAGGATATCTTTACCTGCGATAGCTTTGTTTAGTTTGCCTGATAGTTCTGTATATAAAGTTTGGCTCATATTTAGCCCTCCTATATTTTCATTTTATAGCCTGAAAAAACAACGAAATCATAGCCTACTACAGCGTGCTTTGTTCCGTCTGCTTCGTCCAATATTTGAGATACTCCATTTGGTACCTGTAGCGTTACCTCATACTCACCTTGCAACTCAATGTCTTCCGTTAAGGCTTCCTCAAGTTTTTGGATTGCTTCGAATATTTCGGTGGATCCGCCACCTTCTGTGTGAGCATGGATAACCACCTGATATCTATCTTTCTGCATCGTTTTGCTTTTTTCCGGAATAGAGCCAAGCATTTCAACGTGATAATAAGGTACAAGATTATCTTTTGGAACAGCATCATAACAGCGTAAATCTGTGTTATCCTCCACTTTCTGAATAACTGCAGCGAGCACTGATATGAACGATAATTTTTGTAACATCTGGCATTACTCCCTTATTTTTTCTAATAGGTCTTGCTTATAAATAGGGCGCTGCGTATCAACATTTTGTTTTAAAAAGTACTGACCTGGTACATATCCACCATTTACTAAACGATGACCATATTCAACGTGAGGAGCATAATGGACACCGTAGCCTACTTCATCGCCTTGATACCTAGCTGATAGCCTAAGTTGAGCTGTTTCTCCAACAGGAGTACCTCCAGCACGTTGAGACCTGGCATAAATCTCTCGAGCATTCTTTTGAGAAACAGCGATAAAGTCAGTTTCACTTTTATCCAACAACTTCCTAGCTAGCTTATCTGCTCCCTCAATGGTTATTCTCACAGCTTCTCACTTCCATAGCGATTAACAATAACTAAGCGCCATCGATCAAAGTCGTCACCAGTCACATCTTTAATTGAATAATACAACCCGTTTATTTTTACTTTGTCAGCTTCAGATATGACAGCTTTTGATGCACGAGTAAGTATTTTACGGTTATTCACCGTTACTTCTCTTGCATCCAAGGCTACTTCTTTATCTGACCAAGAAGAAAAACGACCAATTGATTCTCCTATTAAGACTCTTTCATAAATAGGATTATTCAGCTGATCGCTTCCGATTTGTTGGTTCGCATATAAAAAGAGTGGATAGAATCTCATAAGAACCTCACCACTCCCCTATTTCCGTTATCTTGTTTGTTTTTCATTTCGAGATATCTAGCTAAATCAGTCTCATACTCTGCTAAAACATCATCAACAAAAGTGACAGAAAACGTATCTACATTCTCTGATACAATCCCTTCATTGCTGGATTGAGACCTATTATACATTGCACAAACAACTTCGACTGCTACAGATTCAAGTTCAATGGGAAGAAGCGTAACGCCTAATCTTAGATTAATTCGGTCCAAAGCTGTCTTTATTAATTCATCCAAAAGAGCTGGATTAGCTTCTGGTTTACGAATTAATACTCTTTCTTTAATAGCCATATTAATCAACCTTTAGCTCGTTTTCGGCTTTTTCAGCTGCTTCCTTACCTTTTACCTTCTCACCGTTCGAAAGCTCGTAGTAGCCTCCCCCTGTGTGTTTCGGAAATTCTTTATCTTCTTCATCTTTTGGCTTATCTACAAATTTAATAAATGGACGTTCAAAGTCTCCGCCTTTATTTAATAAATAATCAATGCGCTCCTGGGAAACTTCTAAACCTTCACGAGGATAGGGATGACCTACCTCGTTCAAGCGCTTATTGTCTTCAGCATCAGTCCAATTTCTAGTTGTTTCATAAGGCATATTCCTTCATCCCCTCTTATACGTTTGGAATTGTACCAAACACTAATTTAGCAATACGAATTTTCTTAGCGTCATAGACTCGTTGCCAGTTTGTTCCGGTACCTAATTCAGCGTTCGTCGGGAATTCGCCTGCGATATCTGTTTCTGTCCATTTGATTCCTCGAGGATGGAACATTTGAATACGACGGTTGATTAGATAATCAATACCTGCTGAATTTTTCGCGTTACGATCCACTTCTGTAGCAACAATGTTAGGATCAGAACCATTACCTTGACCAATAGCTCCTTCTCCAAACAAAAAGATTTCTCCGATTCCTGTTTCAGTATTAAGAGCTACAGCATCATCCACGATAACTCGTTTGTCCATAAAATAAGGGATTGGTTTCCCTTGTTCTGCAACTGGGACATACTCAATTAAGTTCAATTTGCGTAAGAATGTTTCCGTATAAGAGTTCATCACCGTTGCTGTAAGCAATTCTTTGCTATCTCCTAATAGCTGTTGAGCGTCAAGGAAAGCTTCCGCAGACAAGACATTTTTCCCTGCAGCTAGTCCTGAAATATCTAGCATATTACTTTCCATCGATTCAGATGAGAATAAACCTTTTAGGATTGCTAATAAAATACGTTGATCTTGACGAATCCAATAATCGGAGACTAATTCAGCAATCTTCGCCATCGGATCTGTTCCTGATAATGCCCCTGCAAGGTTATTTGCTCCCCACATTTGTGCACGCATAAGTTTACGAGATACATCTCTGCCGGTTGTGATTCCTTGTGCTTCTAAATCTTTTATTTCTGAAACAGATGTCGCTTCTGTATCAGCTAAATCGTTCCAGTACGGCATATCCATTAATTTAGACGGTCCACTTGCTAACGTATCAAATTGCGGATCATTTACGATAATTCCAGATTGATACAAAGCTGATTTTTCTACAGTTCGGTTCGTTACATACTCCGTAAATACTTCCGGTTGAATTACATCTGCTAATTTCACTTCCGCAAAAAACTGTAAGTTTAGCGATAAAAGTTGTTTACTCATTTAATGTCTCTCCTTCATTTCCCTGCTAGGGATTTTAATTTCTTATAAAGCTCTGGATTTTCTTTTAAAAGTCTTCCTTGCTCTGTTAAATTGAAATGTTCTTCACTAAACGGATTCTTCGCTCCCTGGCCTGTGTTCACTTTTGGGGCTTTTCCGGATAGTGCTTTTTTTACGCCTTCCTGTACCTTTTTATCTACAAGAGAAATAAAAGTATTAACGGCTGTTTGAGTGTCTTCTGCAGACTCTTTTACGACAAAGGAAAGAAGCTCATCATCAGCAACTATATCCTTTTCAGCTAGCATCTTAGTAGCTTCTTTGGAAAGGGAATAGAAAGCATCTTTTTTCTTGTAATCTTCTAGCTCTTTCTGAAGCTTTTCCAGCTCATATTGCTTCTTCTGATCCTCATTCATCTTGGCTAGCTTCTCAGCTTCCTTTACAGCCTTTTCTGCTGCCTTTTTCTCTCGAGCCACTCTTTGTTTTACGATCTCCTGTAGCTCTTCCTCCGTATAAGTTTTACCTGGTGCTGGTGGATCAGGGTTAGGTTTTGGATCCGGATTAGGGTCCGGGTCTGGCGGTGTTGGATTTGGATCAGGATCAGCAAAAAACTGTAAATCTAATTTCAACAGATTGCTAGGTGATACTTTGGGCCAAGCTTTTTCTATGATATCTTTCATGATTATTCTCCTCACTTTTTATAGACTTGGTTGTCTTTTATACTCATGCAGTTTAATGTCACCAGCACGGTTGTGGACAAAATAAAAAGCCTTTAATAGGACTCTATAAAAATATGTGTTTCTTCCCACACCTTGTACAGGTTCCTTCTGCCCGATGGGGATGGAATACAAATTGATAATTTCTAAATCGATGAATACCAATCAAACATAATAAATGTTTCAACTCGCTCACTCCTCCACTGGAATAACAGTCGTTCTGCAGCGTGCGTGAAATGGAGGATAATTTACTCCAACCCTTGCACTATCAAAATCAAACTGTTCCCCGTCTAAACTTCTACATGTTTTACTTGTCTTTCTATCCATAACGGCAGATACCCCATAACGAGTTACACCTGCATCTAAGAATGCCTGCTTATTAGCTTGATTCATGACGAAATTGTATTCAGTCTGCAGCAACCTTTTAGCATCGTTCTCACCTACTCCAGTTCGGTACTGAATTACTTGGGACATCTGCCTAAAATCATCTCCACGAATAATGCCATCTCTAATTTCAGCATTCAAAGCGTTAAGCAATCTCTCTTTATTCCCCCAAATACGGGTTGAGAAATTGCCTCCATTGATCCATTTCTCGTTAAGAGTCTGCTCCATTGCAAGATTATTGACAACAAAAAAAGAAGGTGGATTTTTTAACCCCTTCATCGATGACAAGTATCCATTTTCATATGCTTCTTCAAGCAATTTCCTGAAGCCTTCTTCCTCAAATGCTCCTAGCTCTACCATTCTCATACGGATATCAAGCTGTAAACCTTCTAACCTGTTAAGTTTATAAATCGACTCCCTGATAGGCATTAAATGAGCGTATTTAGGATTACGTCTTACAAACTCGTCATAATCCTGAAACAACAAATCACGCTCTTTTTCCGTCAAAGATTGAACAAGTTTACGGTATTCTATAACTCCATCTTTTCCGTATTTCGTGTAATAGCTCGCTATCTCTTTCTTTATCTGTTCTTCCACACGAAGATATTCTTTTCTCATTTTCTTCTCAAATTTGGCATTCCTTTTATCCTGGGCAGTGAATAACTGGACCATCCTTTGTTCCCAGTAGGACTTTCTTTCAACATCCATTTATAGCCCGCCTCGGTAATGAATCCAGAAATAAGAATTAGGTGTACCAACAAATATCGCGACATTAGTACGTTCAAAATAAAAGAAAGGTAATCTAATAAACCAACGGAAATATTTCCACTGTTTGTGGGGTTTTATTATGAAACGGATATTGCCAATAGTTTTGCCTTTATAAAAAAATATGGTTTTAGTTTTCATCTTCATAAACTGTATTTTTTGGGTTAGTGAATAAACATTGTGATTCTTATGCTTATATACTTTCATTATTTTCATTCCCTCCTGTCACAAAGTCACCGTCTTGATCTGTGCTAAAATCACTTGCTTGATCTTCTGTTTCAGCATCCATTCTCTCAATTTCCTGTTTAGGATTATCTACAATGGACAGCACGCTTAATTGCGTTTCTTTTGATACAACACCTTGGAGCTTTCCAGCTGTATCTGCTTCATCCGCAACGTTACGAGGAATGTTTCTAGTAAACTTATAATTTAAGTTTCTCCACTCGTCTTTTTTACTATCCTCAACGAACAAAGGAACATTAAATAACATCTTAAAACGACGATTCATGCCACTTGTAAATTTGCGTTCTTTCATGGCAGCAAGGTTTTTCATAGGCTGCAGCTTAAATTCAAGCGCTACCCCACTTGCATTGCCAAATGACTCGTCGTTGATATTGGCCACCATACTGATCTGATAAATCAGTCGTTCTAATCGATCTAATAAATGTTCCTGAGAAGCATCTCCATTTGGCTTTTCCATGAACTCAGCTATTATATCTTTGATGTTATCAGCACCGTATAGATTAATTATTCGATTGTCTCTAATGGTTTTAAGGCTTTCTTCTTCTAATTCGACACCCAATATTTTTAAATAAGCATCAGCAAAATAATCGACGTCATTTGCTTTTTCTGAAACAGCTTTATCATAAGCATTAATCAACGATTCTACTGATTCAAAGATGGATTGCCTTTCCTCATTTTCGATGTATTCGATTACTGGAACATCACCGTAGTAATGGACTTCTACTTCTCCAAATACAAGACCACTTCCACCTTTAGTAAAATGGATAATTTCATCTTTTTTATAAATTTGCCCTTTCATTTCATCATCTGTCGTTTGATATCTAACTGCAAATAACGGCTTCTGAGCGATTGTATCGTCATACACGATAAACATATCAAGTGGATTATTATATGTGCTGCAGGTTTCTGCTTCCTCATTTTGATAAAGAAGTTCGAATCCATGGCCATAAATTGATGTAATTTTACTCAATTCAGCTTGGTTATCATCCATGTCATTCCGTTTAAGAAAATCGTCTACTTTCTCATTTATTCCAACATCATCATGGCTTACCTTAACAGGAATCCCAATAAAATAACCGTTAAATGTATCAACAATGTACTTTGCATAGTTGACCACTAAACGGTTATCCGGCTTATATTCTGCCTTGTCTTCTTGGCTTAGAATTGGAGCATTACTTTCATACAACTCTTTTAAACGGTTATATCGTGGCAATTCTGCAACGTGTAAATCGATAAATTCCTTAACCACTTCTGCTGTTATTTCTTCTTCCGCTGGATGAATAAAAATAGCCATTTACAACCCTCCTTTGAATGTTTTGATTTTGATTCTGTTATTTATATTTTCAACAGCGTATCTACACGCATCAATCACGTGGTTGTAGCTGTCTACTGGAACATTTGTATATTCATTGGTGTTCTTATCTTTCTTCCAGGTATAGTTTTCAAGTTCCTCAATAAGCTTTACACACCGTTCATCCACAATAAATTCATATTGTGATAGAAATTGAATCCCTTGAATTACTGAATCAGGCACTTTCTTTGCTGGTCTAATTCGAGCAACGCCTTTTTGCTTAATCTCAGCGATGGACTTCTTCTCTGCCGAATCGGCAGTAATGATTTCTTTCGAGTATCCTAGGTCAACAATAGCCTGGGCAATCTGGTCATTCAGTAGACCTTTCCTTACGTACTCCTCGATGAAGTAGATTCGTTTATTAGCCTCATCCACTTTCAAGTGAATAAATGCTGATGGATCATTTATATATCCAAAGTCTAGTCCGAAATAAGAAGGCAGATGGACTAATTCCTGTCGATTTAGAAGTCTTTTTTCGTACTTCGGAAAGACTAACTTATCTAGAGTTGCGAACTCACCTAAAGCATAAATCTTATAGTAGGCAGGATTCCTGTTTGCTAGATCTTCGATGTTTGCTTTTGTTCCTTCGTCCAAGAATCGATTATCCTTATACGTGCTCTGTACTATCTTTGTGTTCTTGTGTTTATTTATAAAGAAATACGAATAAACCCAATTCACTTTAGAAACTGGGTTAAACATCAAATATATTTGTTTTTGTTTATGGCCTTTATCCCTTAAACGTAAAGTCAACTGCGTATAGTCATCAAGCGTAAATTCGGTTGCTTCCTCCATGATGACATCAGAAACACCTTTAATCGATTTGATTTTTTCCGGGTTATCCATTCCTTTGAAAATTAGCGTCGCTCTGTTAGGTAATGTGATGCGATAATCACTCATATTGACCTTACACCTACCTAATATTCCAAAAGAGCTTAAACAGGCTAATACGTCCTCAAAAATGGAGTCTTTCACAGTCGTTGCTACTTTTCTAAGAAAAAGCATCCTTCTAGGCTTACTCCAAGGTTTTAAAGCTTTAAGAATGACCTTCTGTACAACTCCATGACTCTTCCCACTGGAAGCACCGCCATAATGGACTTCTGTAAACGTGTCGTAGTCATCAAGCTGTGTATAAATGTGCTTATTAAAGACCTTACTAGGCTTAGGGAAATTTAAAACGATGCTACTCGTCATCCCACTCACCTACGTTTATTTCTACGTTCGTATTCGTCTGATCCACTTTATCAGTCCACATCGCATATCGTTTACCAAGAAGCTCAGCGGCTTTAATTCGTTCTTTAGCAGCAACTTCAATATCGTCAATCGTTTGTGCTCCTTCACCAATACCTCGTAACGTTTCTTCTGTTTGCTCTCCTCGCACAATACTTGTGAGGAATTCCATTATCTCTTGTTGATCAGCAACCTTTTTCGATTTAATTTCTTCTAACCGATCATCTATATATTTTTTTATGCCGATATTTGCCAACAATTCACTTGATCGTGCTCTAGCATAAGATTTACTATATCCTGCTTTTAATGCAGCAGTTTCAGCAACTCCAGTGATGATATACTCATCAGCGAATTTCTGTTGTTTTAATGTTAATTTACTCATGGTATACCATCACCTCCTGTTATTTTCTTCTCATCGCTCCACCTGGGCCCCGACCATATCTATCTCGATTCATTCCCATGATCTCTTTCCAGTTTACTTTTTCTTCTTTCGGTTTCTTGTCTGGCTGTTTTTGCTTAGGTGTAGCCTTCATATCGTCACCTCATATAAACGCAAAAAAGGCACCTGTACACATGGTATCAGATGCCTTTTAATCCGTATTCAGAATTATTTTATGTTATCATAATACCATTTTATCAAAACCCAGTCAATGGACATCTAGCAATCAAATTAATAATCTATGAATCTGACACTATCTACTCCAAAAATCAAGGCAGCAATGGATTTAACGGCATTGTCTAAATCACGTTTAACTGTTTTTACACTTACTCCGTGGACATTTGCTATCTCTTCAATTTCCACTCTGGGGTCCAAAATATAATATTTAAGAACAGTATGATACTTTCTTATCTCTTCTTTTTTGTTGGAAGAATCTGCTATAGCTCGATAAACTTCCAGCATGTGGTCTAAGTATGCTACCATAGAAATTGTCCGTTTTTTACTTTTGACAATTGATTCAATCACCAGGTCTCCATATTCAAGAAATTCGAAATCGTCAGGATCCAATAGGTGATCAATCTTTACAGCATTTTCTGTACAATGTATTTTAAAATTTTTATAGTTCTCTAACAATAACCGTGTATTTCGCAAACGACGATCTACGCGTTTTTTTCGTTCTTCTTTTTCTCGCTTCTTGTAATAGTCAATGGCTGTTTCAGAAGCAACTTTGATAATGTGGTCCATCAATTCCTCATTGCTTTTCCCATTCGTATTCATTGCTATTCTCCCTTCACACGTTCAATTCTTGCCTTAAGTGCTGCCATCAAATCATCTTGTGTATTCGTCTTGTTTTCTAAAGCTCTAACTACGTCCTCATCGACTCCGCCAGAAACGGTTAAATGGTGAATGATTACCTTTTCTGTTTGCCCCTGCCTGTGAAGACGTTTATTTGCTTGCTGATATAGTTCTAAGGACCAGTTAAGCCCAAACCATACAACGTGATTTCCACCTTGCTGCAGGTTCAATCCGTAAGCTGCAGAAGCAGGATGGGCTAGTAATATATCAATCTCTCGGTTATTCCAATCGTTCTCATCCTGGGGAGTCTTTAATTCTCTTACTCTTAAATTTGTTTTGGCCAATGCTTTTTTGATTCGGTTCTTATCGTGTTGAAAGTTGTAAAACACTAACGCTGGCTTCCCGTTTAATCCTTCGATTAGCTCCATAAAGGCTTCTAATTTACAATCATGGATACTAACAACATTCCTATCTTCATCATACACAGCACCATTACACAGCTGGAGAAGTTTATTAGTTAATACAGCTGCCGATCCTGCATCGATGGTTGTTTCATCCACCTGTAAAAGCATTTCGGTTTCTAATTTGTTGTAGGCTTTTTCCGCCTTATTATCCAAGATGATTGGTACTGTATTAAAAACAATATCCGGAAGCTCTAAATAGTCTTCAGCTTTCATGGATACGCATATATCCCCAATTAATTGCTGGATCCGTTCGTCTGCTCCTTGTTTGGGTGCATAGGTAAAGACTCTATCTCGATTACGTTGATCCGGTTCGAAATATCTTTCTCGGAAGCCAGTAATCGTCTTTCCTAATCGTTCTCCCCCATCCAACAAATAAACTTGCGCCCATAAATCTAACATTCCGTTTGGTGCTGGCGTTCCGGTTAATCCTACGATTCTTTTAATGTGTGGCCGTACCCATTTCAAAGACTTAAATCGTTTGGCCTGATGATTTTTAAAAGATGAAAACTCGTCTACAATTACCATGTCAAATGGCCAAGCATTCTTGTAGTATTCTACCAACCAAGGTACGTTTTCTCGATTAATCACATAGATATCTGCAGGTGTATTAAGTGCTTTTATTCTCTTTGCTTGGGATCCTAAAACAGTCGAAAATCGCAATAGCTTAAGATGGTCCCACTTGCTTGCTTCTTTCACCCATGTTGACTCTGCAACTTTCTTTGGGGCAATGACTAGAATTCTATTAACGGCAAAACGGTTGTACTTTAGATCGTTTACTGCTGTTAAAGTGATTACAGTTTTGCCTAATCCCATATCCAACAACAGCCCAAGCGCAGGCGTATCAAGAACACGTTCTATGCAGTACCTTTGGTAGTTATGGGGTGTAAAGTTCACTGGTCACCACTCGCTTTCCCTGTAACTCTTGCTATGAATAAATCCACTCCTAGAAAACTATCAATCACTAAAACTTCGTTTCCTAGCTCTGCAATTTTTCTTTGCTGGTGCACTTGATTAGGTCTAGGCTTTTTCCCTGGTGCTTTTAATTCGATGAAGAATATTCGTCCGCCTGGCAGAAGAACTAATCTGTCAGGCACACCAATGTTTCCTGGCGATTCAAATTTATAAGCAATGCCTTTTATTTTCTTTACTTGTTTTCTTAAGTATTCCTCGATATCTTTTTCTCGCATTTTCAAACCTCCAAAAACTAATGTGTATACTTTCTTTCACATACACGTATATGAAATAAAAACAGGCGGTTTAGGCATACGCTATATACGCCTAATCTCTCTATTTCCTTTATTTTTATATTTATATAGATTTAAAGTAGACAAGGTAGACAAAGTAATATAAGTATAGATATATCAAGGGTTTACCCTGTCTACTTTCTCGTCTACTTTCTATTTTTCAAGGTAGACAAGGTAGACATTTACAAATTTTTCAAGGTAGACAAAATCAGTACAAAGTAGACATGAAAGTAGACACTTTCTAAACCCTTATATATCCGCCTTTTACCTTCCCATAGGGACCGTACCGATGTGGGTTCTTCTGCTTTTTCCATCCCTCAATTTGTTCTAAAACATCATTGATGGCGATTGTATCCATCCTTCTCATATTCCGGATATCGCCTCCTAGACATTCCACCCAAACCTCGGCAGCACAAATACGATCCCTTTCTTCTGTATCTGTTTCTGCCCTTCCAAACTCTCCGGACCAGTACAATCTTCTAGTTGCAATATCTTTCTTCTGCCAATCTGCAGGTACTTTTCTTTCCACAAAATCACGAATAAGACTCTCACGTGGATCCTGCTCTGCGTGGCCTTCCTGTTGCCGTCTTGCTTCTTCTGCCAATTCCCCAGTTAAGAAAAGGGACTCGCCCAATCGCCAATGCATCACGGCTTCCGCCCATAACTGCTCCACTTCTGCATCTAAATCCCGAAATACTAGTTTAGTAGGTTGCTGGATACCAACATCGATTGGCCAAAAACGTCTACCACCTGTCGGATCTCTTAAATAATCACTTCTATTACTTGTACCAAAAAATACACATCGTCTCGGATGCTTCTCTGTTTTACGTGCGTAGGCAGCACGATACTGGTCTTCTGTTCTACTGAGGAACCCTTTAATAGTCTGTACATCTGACTTGTTATAGGCACTCATTTCACCGATCTCAACCAGCCATACGCCTTGTAACAGTTCAGCTGCTTCTTTTCCTTCGAAACTCTCAATGCTATTCGTAAACCAAGCCTTACCCATCTTCTGAATAAGCGTTGTTTTTCCGAAACCTTGAGGACCGGTAATAACCGGCATTGTATCGTATTTAATGCCTGGACTCATCGCTCTTGCAACGGCTGCCGTAAACGATTTTCTCGTCACTGCTCTTGTGTAAGGAGTATCTGCAGCACCTAAGTACTCGATAAATAAAGTATCTAGCCTTTTCACTCCGTCCCACTGTAACGCATTAAGATAGTCCACAACTGGATTGAATTGATTAGCTGCAGCACACAAAATGAGCGCGTCATTTACGATATCTTTCACGCGGAAATTAAGAATTTTTTCTAGGTAACTCCGCAATCCTGCATCGTCTGTGTCTGTCCATCTGAACACTTCTTCCTTGTCTCTCGGCACCCACGGTAAAGGCCCAACTCCCATTAAAGAATCTGCAAAGGAGTCCATCTTAATCCGACCTTTTAAACGCGGATCATGTTCTAATGCAACCAATGCGTTTTCGATAGACTTTAAAGGGGTACCAGTTGAAGGACTAATTTTTAATTTTTGAATCCAATTTAAATCGTCCCCACCTTCCGGGGATCCTGGTTGTCCCACCGGTGAGTCTCCAAAATCGGCTACAGCTCTTTCATATCGTTCCTGGTTTAAAATAGCTGCTACACCAGCATCATTTAATGCAAAAGCAGCCATTGTTGTAAATGATGGCAATTTGTTTACCGGAGTATCCGGCTTTGCTTCATCGTCTAATTCTCCGTATTTGTGCAATCGCACTAGGTCAAACGCATTTACTAATCGGCCACTGCAGGGATCTGTCGCATGGTGAGAGTAAAGAAATAACCCATCATCATAAATAACAGCTCCACCAACCGTCGAACCTCCTATAAAGGTATATCGCTCGCTACCGTCATCTGTTGGCGTATAAACACCGGGTAAAAAAGTTTCGATGGCTGTGTGGATATCGTATTGTCTGCAGAAAGCTCCAACAACACCGCGCTTTTCTGTAGGGTTTCCTTGTTTTGCTGCCATTCGTACGTGCGATTGACTAGCTCCAGGTACTTCTGGCCACTCTTGAATATCTCTCCAATCGTTATAAAGGCTTAATAGACCATCAGCATCTAGGAAAGGCTTATCACCATATTGGAACACATACTGACTATCGGAAGAACAACTAGGCCAATACATCAACCGAGAAGCTTCAAACGTGGTAGGATCCGCAAAGCTCATACCAATAATAGAAGATAGTTTTCTAGCTAATGGCTCGTACTCATCTGCAGAAGCTGTTCGATTTAAAGGAGCAAGCACACGTAAACGTGGCTTGCCCTCCTCATGCTTCCTGGTGGAGTAAGTTGCATAGGCGCACCCTAATGCCTCGAGACGACGTAGCACGTCTGCTGTTCCACCTGCAGGAATATTATCCAAGTCGAGCGTTATGATATCTCTCCCTGTTACATTGGAAGCCTTTCTTCGGTTGTTTGCTAAGGTACCGGCTACAAATCCACCAACGTCCTTTAGCTCATCTTGACGAGACTTAGGGAGCTTCATATATTCGGCTAGGGTTTCTGTTCCCCTAACAGCCGTACGTAACCGATCTACTAGCTCGGACCAATATAATGTTTGCGATGGCCACTCGGTTGCCTTTCTGCTTCCTGCAGCTGATATCGTTAACTGTCTGTCATAAATCATGCTGTAACACCACCTTCCACTTTTAACTTTTCATCATCCACTTTTAGATAATAGTTCCATTAAATCAATTTCAAGAAGTCTCCCTTGTATCTGGGATAAAGACTTCAACAGTATTTCTTTTTCAGTTAGGGCTTTATCATTAGCTTTTTCTATATCAAATACTGTTAGCAACATTAAATCTTGACGAGAAGGGTTATCCATATAAGCAACCCTTGCCGATTGCATCCGGATAGATTGCTCTACGATATTCCTTACTGTACGCGCATTACCAAAACCCTTTTTATCTTTTTCCACCCATAACCGGTTAGCCAATTCTCTAAGGTAATCATTATCAGCAAAATAGTCTCTATCATCTAACATCTTTTGAGCGATCACAACCATGTCAGGGACGGAATAATCAGGAAAAGCGACAGAATTAGAGAAGCGAGACCGTAACCCAGGATTAGAATCTAAGAAATTATCCATTTCATTCGCGTATCCTGCAGCAATTACCATTACTTCTTCGCGCATATCTTCCATCTGTTGGACAATGGCTGCAATAACCTTTTCACCTGATTTGTGTTCTGTTTCTCCGGCTATAAAAGCATAAGCTTCATCGATAAAAAGTACTCCTCCACGAGCCTGTTTGAATTTCTCTAATATCGTTTTTTCAGCAGCGCCTACGAATTTACTGGTAACATCGGCATGATGAATCTCTACAAAAGGAATACGAGCTTTCTTTTGTCTTTGCTTCTGATTATTATTTTGATTGTTAAAAGAATTATCGTTTCGATCCGGATTCGATTTAAGAATCCCTAAGGAAGCAAATGCCTCGCCAATCAAACGTGCTGCAGTTGTTTTCCCAGTACCGGGATTGCCGGTAAATATTAAGTGCAGGGATTGACTCTCTGTTTTAAGACCTTGACTTGCACGCAATTTAGAAATTCTATTAAACTGAATTATTTGTTCTACTTGCTTTTTTACATCTATCATTCCTGGTAACTGCCCCAACTTCTCTAACGGCTTCAACCTTTATCCCTCCTTTACCAATAATTCTTTTTGCCTGGTAAGCTCCCTAAACCATTCTTCATCATGAGTTGAAAGGGCAAGATCAATCAAGTTATCATAATCAACAGACTGTACTTCTGTTATCCAAGGCTGCACTTTATTCCGTTCGACAGTAAGTTTAGATGTGAGTCCTTTAGTAATCTTCACGTCTACTAAAGTTCCACATAATCTCGTAACATATCCATAAAAGTACAATCCCAAAATCGCTTTAACTTTTACCCAATCGCCAATCTTTAACTGGTCCAACTACTTTTCCTCCCTTACCTGCTCTGCAATAGACACTGCAACAGCTGCAACGTGAATCAATTCTGTATATAAATCGGAAGCATCGGTATCCTTCCCCCAGCCGTTTTCTTTTTGCATAGCTTGGGCAACTTCTCCCACTTCCTCCACCAATATTTGAAGCCATTTACCATTATCGTGGCGTTGTCTGCCCCACTTAAGGTTCTGACGATTACGTTCGTCATCGATGTCTAGTAAAATACCAACTCTTAAACTGTCAGCCCATTTTAATTTTGTTTCATCGCCCATTTTTGATTCTCCTTTCTGCGGATAAGTTTTGAACTGTATATTAAATAGAATAGTAATCAGTAATCCATACACCTTCTCCACGAGTTTCGTTTTCGGCAGATTTGATGCACGCTTCAACAGTCGAAGCTTCTACTGTGAAAGAACCTTTATTTCCAGTTACGTCTTCCCAATGAAATCTCATTTTCTCCACTGCATTCGTCCACTCCTTCGTAATAATTATTTACAATTTAATTCGGAGTAGGTCTCTCATCGCTTTTGCTTCTGCCTGAAGCGCCGATAAGTCATTTTCCAGACAGCTAATATATTCACGCTGAACACATATCTCATGATGAAGAATCGATTCGTTTGATTTTAATGAATTTATTTCATCACGCCCATCGACAAATTCAGCCTCATCTAGCTTTCTCTTCAGAACACCAATTTCGTTTTTAAATTCTCTTTCCATTTCTCCGGCTTTAGTAACCAATGCTTTGTAGTCTACTTCTAATTGGGTATATTTCCGTTCCCAATCTGACATTGGTGGACATGGAGGCGCTTTTGGTTTAGAATGCTCAAATTGTGTAATCAATTCAACTTTTTCTTCCGATACGGTATTTTTCTGATCACGTTTTTTCTTTAATTCGTTTAATCTCTCACGATTTTTAAATTTCCAATTTGCAAAAGTGCTTTTAGGTACACCCTTCCGAGATGCAATATCTTTATCCATCATTCCGAGATCCTTAAGTTTGAAATACTCATCAAATGGCATAAAAAACGCAGATTCAACAGGCATTAATTTCCCTTCTTTCTTATCGGTAGTTTGTTGATCGATGACTTTTCCTAAATACTGCAACTCATCAAAAACAGGACATCCTTTACATATTTTTTCACGTTGATTCGGACTGGTTTGAGAAGATATTTTCTTGGGGCACTTATCGCAATGATCATCCAATAGTAGTCCTATTTTTATCCTGGCTGCTTTCTTTTGCTGTTTATCCATCACATTCTCACCCATTTCCAACCTTTACGGAGACGAGAATTCAATTCCCCTTTTTTCAAAGGTTCATAGATATATACTTTTTGGCCATCTTCCATTCTGAATAACAGGTACCATCTTGCCTGGCGTTTACGTTTGCTGGCCATTTCTTAATTCCGCCACAGGGACATGTTTAAAGTCTTTAAAATAATGAGAGATATCATCAAGGAATGCGCGCCCTTTTACCTTAGAATCAATTTTCTCGTACTGAACAACCAAAACGTTATTTTTAATCTCCGTAGAAATTTCAAATCCTTTTAACTTTGAAATGAGCTTTTTATAAATTTTGTAGTTGATTGTTATTTCCCCAACCTTAACGGGCGTAGTTTCTTTAGATGAATACATGAACCGTAACTTATTATTTTGACGATGCTTTTCTGCCAAATTACTTAGATTTTTAAGTTTTCCATATACAGCATCTACACTTTTAGGAAGCATCGTTTTCGTAGCCTTTGCTTTCTTCATCTCGGCTTTTAAAGCTTCACCATTAAAATTCTTCAACTCTAGCACATTTACACCTCAATCTTTTTTGTAATATTCAGATAGAAAACCATCTGCAGTTAGCGGTAATCCAGGAGCCCATCCAATTGGAGTCCCCATTATTGAAGCGACCATATCCAAGTCTGCTTGATTATTTGGCACGTCTAGCACCACTTCATCATGAATGTGCATGACAGTTTGATATCCCAATACAGCTAATCGTTTCAGTGTTACTGCTAAGCAGTCTCGAGCAATTGCTTGTACACAGTTCTCGACTAATTTACCGCCGTAAGTGGATTGTTTCTCCCATTTCTTTGTAGTCTGATTAAGACCAAAGTAATGAAGCGCTTCCTTCCCAAAATCATTTTCTGATAGAAACGGCTTAACATAAAATAGCTTTCGTCCACTTGGGAGAGTAATAGTTAAAAAGTCTAACCCATTTCGAATATCACTCTCTCGAGCTAAAATTAATCCCCGAACACCTGCAGGTTGCCCTGTTCTCATAACAGAAAGTGCTGCATTCTCTAGTGAATACCATAAGTCCACAATTCTCTTACTGGAGGATCTCCAGCGTCTTACGATATCCGGTAACTCAGAGGGATTTAAAACCTTATCTCTATCCATAGACTCGAGAGCAAATGGACCGCCCTGATATCCTAATGCCAGTTCAGCGACTTTTCCTCTTTGGCGAAGATCGTATTCAGGATTTCCTTTCTTTATTCTTTCTAAAGGCACTCCAAACATTTGAGAAGCCGAAGCCTCGTATATTTTTCCGTGCGTATTAAATACGTCTAACCGCCACTGTTCTCCAGCTAGCCATGCTATAACCCTTGCTTCAATTGCAGAGAAGTCAGATATCAATAGAACGTTTCCCTCGCTCGGTATAAACGCAGTCCTAATTAATTCAGAAAGAGTATTAGGGATATTCCCATAAACAAATTTCAAAGCATCTATTTTCTTCTCTTTAACACAATCTCTGGCGTGCCCTAGAGTCTCGAGATAGTTACGCGGAAGGTTCTGCACTTGAACCAATCTGCCCGCCCATCTGCCGGTTCTATTAGCTCCGTAAAACTGCAGTAAACCTCGTACCCTCCCGTCATCGCAAACTGCTGATTCCATGGCCACATATTTTTTTGTACTCGTTTTAGAAAGCTCCTGGCGAATCTCTAGCATTCTTTTGACTTCTCCTTCTGTAGAATCAAGGAGGTTAGTAACAGTATCCTTCTGCAAATTCTCTACTTCTAATCCTTTATCAGCTAGCCATTTTGTCAGCTGTTGAGAACTATTTGGATTAGCTAACCCAGTAATTTTTATAGCTTCTTCCGTAAGCGTTGCAGTTGCTAAATCATCTATATACAAAGCTCCATCGATTAGCTGTTGATCTACACGAACACCAAAAGCGTTAATCTGTTGATCTAATTCCCAAAGCTTTTGTTCAGCCGCAGGTATAGGAAAACTGGATAATCTACTTTCGATTTCCTTTTCTACCTCAACGTCCTGAACACAATAATCTTTAAATAGTTCCCACTTTTCTGGCTCGTGGTGTGGCAGGGTTCTTGTACGATTTCCATTCTTCTTAGATGGCTTCGTAGGAGTACAAAATAATTTAATTAAAGAAGTACCAACACTCATTTTGCGTTTATCTTGTGGAAGCCCCATAGCTTTTGCTGTTGGACCAAGACCTGCAGTAAATCCGCAATACAAACCGTGAAACATCGTACAGCGCCATTCTTTCAACCAATTAGCTGGAACAGGTAATCTCAAAAACTTGGAAAGACAATACCACTCAAAAGCAGCATTATATGCGTGCTTTGTTACCATTGGATCCATTAAAGCTTGATGAATCTCAAAAGGAATGCGCTCCCCTGTAGCCAAATCCACAATCTTTGTCGGTTGGCCATTAACGGAATAAGCGAAAAGTAGTATCTGAAAGTCCGGAGACTGTACGTATTTGTACAGCCCAGACTTCTTAATATCCACCGATGAATAAGTCTCAATATCGATGTTTAAACTTCTAATCATATTCCGTACACGCCACCGTTACCGTTGTTAATTGGTTGTCCAGTAATCGGGTCAATTTGTGGTTGTTGGTATTGACCAGGTGCAGGCTGTTGCGGTTGTCCTTGCATACCATAAGGCATTTGAATATTTGGTTCCGGTTGTTGATACTGTGGCTGTTGGTATTGCGGTTGTTGGTATGCTGGTTGCTGTGGAGCTCCTCCACCGAAATCATCAGCTGCAGCTGGAGCTGCCGCACCTAACGGCTCACCGTCACGTGTTTTTTGCACATTAGTAGATAGATAGCAACCGATACCTTTTTTCCCTTGTGCTGCATATGGTGCAAAGTTAACAGCTACGCGGCCGTACATTCCGCTATATACTTCTGTTGGATCTACGATTGGATTAAGGTTAGCATCCACAATTTTAGGTGGTTGATCAGCCTTAGATGATGCACTGAATACCCAGTGACCTTTACACTCTGGACCAAATGGCATACCGTCAGAAGGTTTTACCCCGTCACCGTCATAGACAGGAAGGGCAACCATCGGAGGAATCACACCGTTCCATTTTTTATCTTTACCAATTTGTTTTGCTGCATCGATGGCAGCATCGATACGTTGTTTCGTCTGTACATCCGATTTTGGTACAAGGATTGTTACGCTGTATTTTGCTTCTCCACCATCTTGTCTTGCTCTTGGAGTTAATAGATTTACATAGCTTAATCTTGCTTCACCTGTTACGATTCGAGTTGGATTTGACATGTTTTCATTTCTCCTTTTTGTTTGGTTTATTGGCATACCCCATCTACCTGAGGTATATTGATCAACGTGATAATCTGCAATGTCTCCCATTAATCACAGTCCTCACATTTTCTTGGATGGCCTGGTTCTTCGTCATCGATAAAAGAACCGCATTGTTCACATAAGAGACCATTTATTATCATTTCAGCTATCTCGCCCATTATTTAAAGTCCTCCGATGCATCAGGATTTAGTGTTACAGCTGGTCTTTTATCACCTGCAGGTGCAAGTGTTGGTTTACCTGAAGTTTTTACAACAAGTCCTGGCTCTTCTAGTAAACTCTTATACTCTTTTTTACCTAACTCTTTTTCTAATTTAGGAACGGTTAATGGTACACGCTCATATAAGACAGCTTCATCGATACCATTCACTCTGAGGTGATCAAAGGCTTTATCGATATCCACATAATTGCGCGTTCCTCTACCTTCAACAGCTTTCCAGCCAGCAATCTCATTCCCTTTTAATGCTTCAGTAAGAGCGTACTCTTTAAGGGCTTTTATCCATGCTTCAATATGCTGCCCCTTTTCTAGCATTTGGCCAACTTCCTCATTTGAAAGTAAAGGCGGTTTAAGAGCCGTAAAATCAGCTAATGCACTAAACTCTTCTGCACGTGCTCGGCACTGTGCTTTTGCTTTACAGAATTTGCAATGTTCTCCTGGGACAAATTCACCTTCTCCAGCGAAAGCCTTTTGTGCTATTGGCTTAATCTCTTCACCCCATGCTAGTAAATCAGCAAGAGAAAGCTCGTATTCTGAAATACTATCTAAACGAGGTTGAATGATTGCTAGATGAACATTTTTAATAGGATACAAGAATCCATACTCCAGGTAAGCTCCTAACGCGTATAACTTCATTTGAGGATTGTCCTCGGCATCAACAGCAACACCTTTTCCGTATTTAAAATCTGTAATGTAAAGTGTTTCCCCTCCTATAATCAGGCAATCGACTGTTCCAAATCCTTCAGGAGCATAATCGCTATAGTTCAACCTTTTCTCCACTGCTACATAAGGCAATGAGGACATTCCAATCGTTAATTCTTTTAGATAATCCAAGTAAGTGTCTGTGTGACGCAGCATTTCATCTTGGAACAACTCATGCTTTTTCATTTTGTTGAGTCGACGAGTGAAGGTACTTTTACTCATAGGCTCTGTAAATTGTTTTCTCAACTTCAACTCGGCAATCTCATGGGCAAGTGTCCCTTCTTCCGCATACACAGAAGTTGAATCTGGAAACTGCTCTTCGAGCCTTACACTTGGAGTGCAAGCTAGCCAACGCTTAGAAGCACTAGCCGATAATAGCGCATGAGACCGTTCGGAATGCGCGATATTACCACTCATATTTTTGCACCTAATTCACGTAATTTCGTAGCAAATGCCCCGTATTGCTCTTGAGGTACCTGCATTAAGGATTGAGCTCCAAACTGAGCCAATAGGTTTAAAAGGTCCTGCTGTTTCCCAGCATCCATTAATTGAGTGGAAGCTCTAGCTAAATCCTCCATGCTATAAGCAGGTGCAGTTGTTGGAACTCCTCCAGGTGTTACTGCAGACTGTTGTTGCTGTTGCACAGGTGGCTGCTGAACAGGAGGAGCCTGTTGATATTGCGGTTGCTCAGATACTGGTTGCTGTACAGGTTGTTGCAGTGGTGCATGTTGTGTCGGTTGCTGAATAGGTGTAACATTATTTACTGGTGCATCTTGTACCTTTGCAGGACCTTCTCCCTGTAACGGTTGAGCAGCTTGTCCCCCTAAAACGGATGCTAATAAAAGAATTGCTTTTTCAAATTTTGGTGATAAATCAACTGTTACTGTAAAATTCATCTATATTTCTTCCTCTCATGTGATATAGTATTAATAAGTCATAATTTCTTGGACCCTTATTGGCGTGAGGGTCCTATTTTTTATCCTTTTTTGCACGTTCTCCATATGAATAGATATTAGAAAAAACAGCAACTTTAGCTTTTTTAGTTGGAACAATCGGATGCTTTTTGATATAAGCTAATCTTTCTGCTTCCGTCATGTACCAAACATTTACTTTGCTAATCACTTTGCCTCACCTCCCTTCAAATAATGCTCTTGCATATCCCCGACCGTTAAAATCTCACGAAGATTCGTAGAATACTCAACGTTGCTTAGCTTGGTTGAGAAGTCACCATCCGACACATAGTCGACAAGACATTTACTGATTGCCATTACTTCACCTTCTTTCTATGTTTAATGACAGCATTTTTCGACATGATAGGTAAAAAGGAAAGGCTATTCAGCCTTGATAACATTTGAATCGTTGTTCAAACTATTTAGATGTTCGGTATGTTCTACTTCGCATTCTATGGAGCAAAAGTATCCCCATGGGTTAGCATCCTTATTACATTCGAGATTCTTACATTGCATCAATACCAGGTACCTCGTGTATCATAGTGCCACCAATTATCCTCGTAATAGACTTTGAGGCAATTCTCTCTCTTATCCCAAACAACTTTTTGAACATTCTCTAATGCATATTTCTTTTGATTATCTGAGCCCATTGCTTTCATGTGATTCTTATGGATTTGTAAGAACATAACCTTTTGAACTTCCGATAATTTAGAAAAGCCTTTTACTTTTAAAGTTGCTTCCAACTGATCACCTTCCATAATTTATTGACGTAGCTACCGTCTTATTAGCTATAAGGACCAACACAACACCGTCTTTGGCTCGGTTAACAGCGCATCAATTTACAAAATTACTTATGCTTTTTTCTTTGTTAGGATGGTTACTAGCTCTCCGTTTCTTCGAACTGTCTTGCTTTCATATTCGTTTACTATGGCTGGAATTTTTCTTTCCTTCACCCAGCAACCATCTAACATCTTGGATAACCCAACAGGAACATTTACTGGAAATTCGCCTATTTTCATAGATGTAACTTCAATCATTTGGAACTCCTATTCTTGGGAGTAGGCTTAGATAGCAACTCCTTTACAATCTCTCTCATTATTTGTTCTTTTCGTTTCTGCTTTTCGTTGATTTCCATGTTTACCCTCCTTTTTAAAGTCGCCTAATTGTTGACTACAGAAGTAAAAAAAATGGTCCAATCCAACTCCAGCTTATCTGCTATCCTTTTAGCCAGCTCAACAGAAGGCTCCCTTTTAAAATTCTCAATAGCGTTGTAGTACTGTCTGGATATTTTCAGATCTGCTGCAATTTCTTCCTGCGTTAACTTTAGTAACTTTCTTTTCGCTTCTACTATGCTTGATGAAGACATCTTATCACTTCCTCTCTTATGTCGCCTATCTGTTGACTTAATAATAAATCATCCAAATGTTGATGTCAACTTAGAAATTACAATTTTTTTATAAAAATGTCGCCTCATAGTTGACATTCGTTATTATATCAAGTAAAATTAGGTCATAAGGAGGTGAAAAAAAATTGTACGGGGAAAAATTGAGAGAGCTTAGAAAGATATAAGGCTGGACCCAAGAAGAAGTTGCAAAGAAGATTGGAGTCAGCAAGCAGACGTATTCTCATTACGAGAATGAAAAAAGAAGACCAAGCCTAGATACAATAAGAGAATTATCAGCTGCATACAATGTTGATATAGATGCAATATTTGCAGATGAAAGTGTAGAAAAGGTTGAATCGATGGTGAAGCTTCCAATCGTAGGAGCGATAAGCTGCGGAAATGGAGCTATTGCATACCAAGATATCGAAGGATATGAGGATACGCCAAAATCTTGGTTAAATGGAGGAGAATATTTCTACTTACGTGCCAAAGGTGACAGCATGATCAACGCAAGGATTTTTGATGGAGACTTACTACTTATCAGAAAGCAATCAACAGTAGAAAGTGGAGAAATTGCGGCCGTATGGTTAGATGGAGAAGCAGTCTTAAAACGAGTTTACTACTCCGACGGCAAGTTGGTCCTTCAGAGTGAAAATCCTAAATACCCACCTAGAATAGTAGATAATACCAACGAAAGCTTTATCATTGGAAGATTAAAAAAAGTAGTATTAAATTTCTAGCTAGATGTTTAATCATCGGGGAGAGCGACGGCTCTCCTTTTGTATAGGGAGGAGAAATTGTGTTGGTCCGTCAAAAGAAAGATAAGAAAGAAGAAATAATGCAGGTGGCGGTGTATATCCGGGTTAGTACCCAAGAACAAGTTGAAAACTACAGTATTGAGTCTCAAAAAGAAAGAATCGAAGCATACTGTAAGGCAAAGGGATGGGGCATTTACGATGTTTATATTGATCCTGGTTATTCCGGATCAAATACAGACCGTCCAGCCCTGCAGAGAATGCTACAAGACGTAAATAAAGTAGATGCTGTAGTGGTTTATAAGTTGGACAGGCTATCACGCTCTCAAAGGGATACACTTGATTTAATAGAAGAACATTTTTTAAAGAATAATGTGGATTTTGTTTCCATTACAGAGACGCTAGACACTTCCACACCGTTCGGAAAAGCTATGATAGGTATTTTATCTGTATTCGCTCAACTTGAAAGAGAGACTATTGCAGAGCGTATGAGAATGGGTCATATTAAGCGTGCTGAAAATGGATATAGAACATCCGGAGGAGATTACGACCCTGCAGGGTATGCTCGAGTTAACGGGAATTTAGAAATAAAAAAAGATGAAGCACAGCATATTAAACTTGCATATGATTTATACGAGCAATATCTCTCCATTACTAAGGTCCAGAACCGATTAAAAGAACTAGGATACAAAGTATGGAGGTTCCGACGATATCATGATATTTTACACAATAGATTGTACTGCGGGTATGTAAGTTTTGCAGGTGAGTATTATGTTGGTAAGCATGAACCAATTATTTCTGAAGATCAGTTTGAGAGAGTCCAGGAGCTATTAACAAGAAACAAAGGCAGAAATGCGAATAAAGCAAAAGAAAGTCTTTTTACTGGATTAATAACGTGTGGTTGCTGCGGAGAAAATTACGTCACTTTCACCAGTACTGACAGAGGAAAAAAGTACCGATATTACTTGTGTCGTGCAAGAAGGTATCATGCTGAATATGATGAGAAATGCACGAATAAAAATTGGAACTCAAAAAACTTAGAAGCTTTAATAGTGGATAGAATAAACAACATGATCACTGATAAGTCCTTTATTAATCAGGAAATGGAGTTAGTCGACTACGATAGATTACTCAGAGAAATAGATGACAAGGAAGGACGATTAATTGATCTGTACACCATTAAAAAAATGGATAAGAATAAGCTAGCTGAAAGATTTCAAGCATTAGAAGAAGAAAAGTTAGAACTCACCAGGAAGAAAGTAGCCCAAGAGAAGAAAAAGACAAATATGATAAGTGAAGACGATTTAAAACAGTACTCACTCGATTTATTAACGGCTGAATTTCCCGAAAGACAAGCTATTGTTCAAAAGCTAATAAAACAGATATATGTCAACGGGGATACTGTAGAAATCGCTTGGAATCTATAA